ACTCCTCGTTGTTCTTGAAGCGTTCTAGAGGTGTCTAAGAGCGTTTCTAAGTTATTTTCAAGATTATCCCCTCTAAGTGCTGTTAGTGCTGCTAAATTGCCTGCAGATTCCTCTGTGACGCCAACTACTTCGGTGAGCTGAGTAGATGTGGCTAATATCTCATTCGAGAAGTTTGTAATAAACCCAAACTGCTTATTTAAGGCAGAGAAAGTTTGTAGTAATTTTGTGGCTGTGACATTTACATCTCCTGTCGTAGCTGCAACACCAATCATTTCTTGGCGTAAATCTGTAGCTTCGCTAACTGTAAGTCCTAAACTTCTGCTTAATTCTACTACTTCTTGGTTAGCTTGGAGAAGTGCTTTTCCAAATTCATTAAGTATTGCAATTCCAAAAGCACCTGATATTTGTTTTGATAAGTTTTTTATACCTGCACTAAACGGACTAAGTTTACCTGCATCAAATTGTTCTTGAGAAATACCTACCTTTTTAAAAGCTTCTCCTGCTTCTTCACCACCATCAATAAGTTTTTGTACTTCGTCTATTTTATAGTTTTGTGCAGCGGCTTCTCTTGATGCCTCAGCTGCTCTATCAAAAGGTTCTGAAAACTTTTTAAGACCTGGTATACTCTTAGCTATGTCTTGTATTCCACTAAATAATTTTACAGGTTTTGTATTTTCAATTTCTTTTGCAATTTGTAAACTAGATTTAAGTGAATTATTAAACTCTTGGGATCTTGTGAAAATATCTAATAAAGATTCAGAAACAGATTCTAAATTATTAGCAAGTTTATCTGATTCCTCTCTACCATCTTTTCTTAGTGTAATAATTTTTTCATTGATAGTCGCTTGCTCTCTCTGATTATCAGCAATATTTTTTTCGTTTTCTTCAATTCTTTTTTGGATATCTTCAGATGATTCTCTAAGGTTTACTTCTTGTTCAGCAATATCATAGCTTTTTATCGCAATATCATTAGTTTGTTTGAGGATACTACGCACTTCAGCTCTAAACTCATTTTGATGTTTCAATTGAGTTAGTTGCTTTCTTATCTCAGCATTTATATCACGAATGTAGTTAAGCTCCTGAGCCCTCGCTTCTTGTGTTCTTTTGAGTTGACTATTAAAGTCCTCTTGACGTTCTGGATTATTCGTGTTCTCTTCCATATACTATAAATATTTGATATTATTATTTATAGGAAGTTTTAGTATATGGTCTTGAAGCTTGTTGGAATTCTTGTTTGTTAACGTTTCCGATATTATCAACTAAAGTTTTTTTGTTTTTATTAGGTGCAGAAACGTTTTTACGTGCTTGATTCTGTTTATCGTAGTACTCCTTAATTTTATTAAAAGTGTACTTTCTTAACCATATAGGCATATTATAGACTGTGTTCCAATCATAACCCCCTTGGCCATGAAACACTATCTCGTGTATTGTATCAAAAACGTTTTTTCGGTATTGGTCTATATTATCTAAAGTCAGGCCAAAAAAAGTTTATCCCCATAGGGATACTCACACCCTCCTCTCTGCCTTCAGGATAAAAAGTTAAGTCAATGTCAGGTGTTACCTCTCTAATGTAATTTCTTAATTTTCTTGAGTCGAAAGCTAACATTGTCTTATCTACATACTCTCTGATTGTTTTTATGTCCCTATCACCATCAATTGATGTGATTTGATACTTTAACCTTGTAGTAATTATAGGATCGTCTACTTTACTTAATTTCTTAAGACCCTCAAGTTCTTGGTCAATCTTTTTCTCATCTGCGCTAGTAAGAAGTTTGAATGTTACTAAATTACCTCTTTTAGGTAGTTTAAACGTAAATTCATTTGATGATGAGTTCTCAAAATCTTTATGCAACTCCTTTGGTTGTAATTCTAATAAATTTACTTCTTCTTCTTTACCTGCATATGTAAACTTATATTTGTCTTCAATGTTTAGTGCTCTTAATGCTACTAGAACTGCGTTCTTGTCCCCAATAAGTAAATCATCAGATTTAATACCATCTAATAAAACTACATCTAACAGTTTCTCTAAAGATATACCCTTATCCAAATAGTTTTTATTTGTTAGGATATTTTCTTCTTTCGCCGTCATGTATTTTATGAATACCTTTCCTGAACGTAAGGGACTATCCTCAGGGTAAACTAAACCTTTCGATGGTAATAAAACTTCTTCTCTTCCTTCTGTAACTTCCATATTTGTGTTTTTATAACTCTTATATAAATATCTATATATCTAATTTTTGACCAAAAAAAAACCCTCCTAGGGAGGGCTAAAGAAAAGTGAAGTTTCTTAGAAGTTTAGTACTGCATAATCTATTTCTACAGTCATTTGTATTTCTTGAGCAGCAGACTCATTATCATAAGCATACTCTCCAAAAGTTGCAGATGTAATCAGTGATCCTTTTAGAATCCATTCAGATACAATGTCACCTACAGGTCCTAATACGTTAAATGTTAGGTCTTTTTTGTAAAAGTCAGAATACCCATCACGACCTGTTACAGATTCGTGGTGAAGTCTTACCCACTCCATTACTGCCTGTGCACCTGAAGGAGTAATTGGATCAAACAACGTAAACGTTACTGGTTGCCAAATAGACTTACCTTTTACATTACGTCTAACATTGATGTGGTTAAGATTTACAACATCTTGATTCAATTCAATAGCACTCACTGCTTTAATTAAATACGATGGGAATCCATCGATATACATTACGAACCTATTCTGCTGTTTAGGCTCGAAAGCGGTGAAGAACATTTCGTTGGTGCTTAATACTGCCATTTTATATTTCTTTTATTATAAATATTTACTTATCAAATTATACTGGGAAAGTTGCTCCTGTTGGTGTTACATTAAAGTCTAACAAGATATATTCAGCAGTTTTAGTTGGTTGTAAGAATATTTGTCCTACAAGCTCATTTCTATCAACTACGTCAGGTCCGTTGTTTGACTCATCCATGATTACACGGAAAGCATACAATCCTTGTCTTTGCTGTACTGACTCTAAGTATGGATTTACTTGTGTCAAAAAGCTATTTCTTGTAGCAATCGAGTTTTGTTCGAATACTAACTGATCTGCAATCTGAGTAATGTAACTTTTAAGAGTAATTAACAATCTTCTTACATTTACTCTGTCAAGAGCAGTTGAACGTTTCTGTAATGTTTTTTGACCAAATACTACTACTCCTGATTGTGGGAATGTAGCAATTGGGTTTACATTTGCTTCGTACAACGTATCTCTTGTAGCTGTGGGAAGTTTGCGTTCTGCTCTGATTACGTTACCTAATGCCCCTCTTGTAAGACCTGCTGGTGCAAACCATGCTTCGCTAGATCTATCTGTGAAGGCTAGTACCCCTGGAATCATTGTTGAGGCAGGAACCCAAACTTGTTGTCCTGTTTCTGGATCTATTGTTTGTAGCCAAGGCCAGTAAGTAGCAGCATAGCTAGAATCAAATCCTGCAGCTTGAGTTGTTACTGTCCCTACATTGGCTTGATAATTTACTAAATCAATGATTGAGATATTATCAGTTCTACCTACAGAGTTATTTACTAATGTTGTAACTGCAGAACTTGCATTTTGTGAAGTAAGTCCTGGTGCAGTAATAGATGAATATTTGTAATCATCTGTATTACCTAAAAGTTTTAAAGCAATATCATAGTCAGTGGCTGTAAGTCCTTGGATATTTCCAGTGGTTACATTTTCATAAAACTGAGCAGGTGAACCTGTTGCTTGTGAGAACAAGTGACCTGTAGCTCCACTAAATGACCCAGACTGTACTTGTGGCATAGAAGCTGTGTACTGCGCCTTAGGGGTACCATTATTATCAAAATAATCAGGAGTTTTGTAGTTTACTTTCTTAACTCTAATATATCTTGATTTGTTTACGTAGTTTCCTTGTTTTTGAATATAATAACTACCATTATCCTCTAATACAACTTGAGTTGAGTTTCCAATAACTTTCTCAACGTAGTTGTCAGCTTTTGGATCTAATGATAAGTTAGCCCAAGTTTCAAGTACTGCTTTTTCTCTGTTATTATCGTTTCCTCTCCGTACCAATAAGCTGAATACTCCTGAGGATGTATTTACTGAAGTGACTTCCCATCTAACATTGTCTACTGATCCTGAAACTAAAGCTCCTCCAGATTCAGCCCCATCATTATTCATGATAGCACCTTCAGATAATGTTTCAATATCAAAGGCATCTTTATAGTTTAAGTCAGAAGCTTCAAGTGTGATTACTATATCACTACCTCCTGGTAAGTCGGCTCCTGCAGATGCTGAAGGTATCGTAATAGTTTCTCCTTTTCTAAACGCTGTACCGGCAGATGTTACAGTGATACTAGAAATACTTTCAGATGTAGAATAAGTAATACTTGCTACAGCT